GTTCGGGGATGTTCTCCTCGTTAGAATAACCGATGAATTCATAAGTCGGAAAAGTCAGACCAATCGTCCTAGAATGGTTTGGCGCAGATGAAAGTCTGTTCATAAGAAACACAACATTATACCCATTTATGGAGTATCGTCGGGCAGACGTGAAAGTAAGTGGGGTCGGGATTGGTCGTCCTGACTTGAGTGGTAACACTGACAAATTGATGTTGCTTTGACTGCTAAGAACCGCCAGTTCGCAGCAGTTATTGATGAAAGGTTATTTTCATCCTATTTGACTAACCAACGATATCGACTGGTTTTTACCAGTTGACTTCGAGTCAGCCACTAACAGGTGGTGCTGCGATGGCAGAAATGGTGGGATGATAGACTTAGTAAAGTGAGTAAGCTTGGCGGCTGAAAACAGGAGGTTGTTAGATTCTAAACTACTCAAAAGGTGGCAAGAATCATGAGCGCAATCACAGCCTTTTATTAGACTATTTGGGGCACTTGCCTTTTGACGCAAATTAAAAACGAAAAAGCATTGCGCACGTTCTGTGAAGATACAGTTATCCAACTGCAATATGTTGGCTCACAAAGTACCTCAAGGAAATGTGATGAGCTGAAACAAGTATCTAATCGGTAGCAGTCGGGAGATTGTTCACCCTTCCAAGGGGCCGAGAGTGAAAGGAGTAAACTATATAGCAGAAGCGTAGTAGTTGCTGGACTAATAACCAGTCTGTATGAGGAATACCAACAGAAATGTGGGTGTGTACTACTAGAGAAATCTAGATGAAAACTTTCCTCACAGAAGACCAAGTACTCAGTCTTTTAAACTTACGGGAATAGCTCAGTTGAAGAGCATATGGTTTATCATGCAAGGTCGGTGTTTCGTTAACATCTTCCCGTACCAAATGATTAAAATTTACTTAATAATGTGTCTTGTTTGGGCTTTATTTGCTGCATATAAGCAAAGAACTTCATACTCACCACCATTTAATTGTTTTTTTAATTGTTTAAAAACTGGTATAATAAATTTTATATTATTTCCTTATACTTTTTACTTATCAATTAAAAATAAAAAAATATTTTAAAAAATATTTGCTTTTTCGAAAAACTTTCGTATATTTGCATATATTTATAATTTAACATTGCGACTTGGAGAAGAGGTCATCTCATCTGGCTCATAACCAGAAGGTCGGGGGTTCGAATCCCTCAGTCGCTACAAAAACAAAAACAATGAGAAACGTTAATAACATATTTGAGTTTAACTTTGATGCAGCTGAGGCCGATAGGTTCCAGAGGTCGAGTATTGCCCAAAATTAACGTTTATCAAAACTAATTTAGAGCCCCTCGACCAAAATCGAGGGGTTTTTTCATTATGGATTGCGGGGCTGCTAGGCGTGGCCGCTGGATTGTCACTCCAGAACAAGTTAATAGCTTGACAGACGGGTTCGAACCCCGTGCAATCCGCAAAATAATGGTGCTCTAGCTGAGATGGATTAGCACAAGTCTGAAAAACTTGAGAGGTCGGGTCGCTACCGATGGGTACCACTGGAATTATAGCTTAGAGGTCTTGATGCGACGAAAGTCTGGGTTAAAAACATCAAGTGTATTGGTTGACTTTAGTCAAATGGGAATAAACAATACAAGAGTAACTCCCGTGAAGGGGAGAAGGCAATGGTTCGAATCCATTTAATTCCACAGGTGCATCTGATATGAATGCCGAGAAAAGAGAAGTGATTCTCATCATATCAAATGGTGCGGTAGCTCAGTTGGTAGAGCAAAGGACTGAAAATCCTTGTGTCGTGAGTTCGATTCTCACCCGTACCACAAATGGCCTAGTGGTAAAATGGTTAATACGTCCGACTTTCTATCGGGAGTTGAGGGTTCGATTCCCTTCTAGGCTACATGAAAGCTAAATTTACAAATGATGAATTTATTATTGCGTTAAGAACATCAGAAAGTTGGATTGAGGTAAGTAGAAAATTAGGTGTATCACATAATGGTTCAAGAAGTGCGGCGTATAAAAATTATGTGAAAAATTAAGATTAACCTTTACCAATTTAAAGGGCGTTGGGTGGTCAAAAGGAAAAACCCTACCTAATAGATGGAAAATAAATAATGAAGAATTAAGTTTAATTTTTGTTGAAAATTCTACATATAATGGTGGCACAAAAGGGTTAAAAAACAAAATATTAAGGGTAAAATTATTAGAATATAAATGTATAGATTGTAACAATACGGGTGAATGGAATGGGAAAAAATTATCATTGTATTTAGACCATATAAATGGTAAAAATAATGATAATCGGTTGGAAAATTTAAGATTTTTATGCCCAAATTGTCATAGTCAAACAGAAACATATTCTGGTAAAAATAATAAAAATAAAATGCACTAGTCGGCTAGCGGTCTAGGCCAAGAGACTTTCAATCTCTGAGCAGTAATGCTCCCGTGGGTTCGAATCCCATCTAGTGTACTCAAATGGTTGGTTGACGACCGAACAACATGCTAGTCACATGTTGGACCCTAGTTTTTAATCGAGGCATGGTTGAACGGTTACAATGCCAGCTTGTCACGCTGTGCGGTGCGGATTCGAATTCCGCTGTCTCGGCTTTAGATTTTATGTCATAAAGAGACTCTATAAATGGAAAGATACCATAAGAGACGGTAGTACATGCTTTATGATTAATTATGGGGTGTTAGCTCAGTTGGCTAGAGCATCTGACTTGCAATCAGAAGGTCAAGAGTTCGACTCTCTTACGCTCCACCATCTTAAACGTTAAGGGAGGCAAAGACGTTCAAGTAATGTGCGAAGCATTACATAATGGGGAATGGGTCTGCTTGGAGTGGACACTGAGCTTGCACCTCAGATATCAGTTTGGTTCGAACCCGAAATTCTCCACAATAAATTATAATGGGTGTATAGTTAAGTGGTTATAACGTTAAAAAAGTAATCTGATAAGATTATATTCAGCAACCAAATCAATTTAGCCTGTCACGCTAGAGTCGGAGGTTCGATTCCTTCTGCACCCGCAAAATATATTATCATGAAAAGGCTGGACGCATTATCACCAATGAGATAAGAGAAGAACGTAAGAAGCTCATTGGTTCAAGAAAAGACAGGAAGCTCAGAAAGTATTCTGATAACTTCAACGAAATATTTACGTTCTTTTTAAAATCATATCGGAGCGGTATTCTAACGTTCTGTGGTGTTGATGTATCCGTCGAGTACGACCCAAATGGGTTTGATGGTAGATACACTTTCAGACAATTCGATAACGGATTTTTCAATAACAATAAATTGGTATCACAACATCCAAATATTTCAAAGGGTGTTATAGTAGGCAAAAAAAGCTGGGGCCTTTGGCTTAATCAATGGACAGACGGTATTGCTGAAGGTTGTTTTACAAAACACGAGATATTAAGTGAGTTTGAAAAAAAAGGAATTCGAATACCAGAATCGCTATTGATTGATTTTAATAACAGATTAAATCAAAAAATTTTAAAGCGATATTATGAAAAAATATGAAACAATACCATATTATGGTGACCACTGGAATATTCCAATACTAGCTTTTGATAAGTTAGATGGTAGTTCATGTCGCTTTGAATTCTCACAGAAAAGAGGGTTCTATAAATTTGGTTCAAGAAATGTAATGATTGATGAATCAAACGAACAATTTGGTTTTGCAATTAAACTCTTTAAAGATAAATATGAAAAAGGGTTAACAGAAATCTTTAAATCAAAGGATTATCGAAATACATTATCATTCGTTTGTTTTGCTGAACTTTTAGGTACTAAATCAGCATTCGGACAACATGAATTTGGAAATGATGAATTTGATATGGTACTCTTTGATATATCCCGATATAAAAGAGGTTTTATCCAGCCAAAACAATTCATCAATGACTTTGAACATTTAGGCATACCAAAATTAGTTTATGATGGTAATCTAAATCTTGAATTTGTTCAAAGGGTGAAAAACAACGAATTCGGCTTATCCGAAGGTGTTATTTGCAAGGGTATTGTTAAAACCAAAAAAGGTGTTGACAATATTTATTCTTGTAAAATAAAAACCAATGATTGGTTTGAACGGCTTAGAGCCAGACTACCAAATCAATACGAGGAAGAATTAAAACAAGCTGGTAAAACTTATGAAGGAAAAGAAACGATTTGAGGAAGGATTAGAATACTATTATGATGGTGGTAACGTGGTAATGACAGAAGAATACCATATAAATCGTGGATATTGTTGCGGTAGTCAATGTTCAAAATGTCCCTACGAGCCAAGACATCAACGTGGTAATCAATTAGTTAGTGAAAAATTTTTAAAAAACGATAGGAAAAACTTGGACATTTGAATTTTTGTTAGTATATTTGTATTTCAAAATAACAATTTAATTAAAACAAATTAAAAAAACAAAAAAGAAAAAAATTATGAAAAAAATTTTAAGTTTAATCCTAATCATTGGATTAGTAAGCATTACTAGTGTAAATGCACAGGATTTTAAGGCTGGAAACAAAATCGTTGAAGGTACTGCAATGGTATCAACGGTCACATCTAAACCTACATCGGTAGAACCAAAGGTTACAACAACCACATGGTCAGTAGCACCAAGTGTTGGTTATTTCATAACAAATCGCTTCGCTGTTGGTGTATCTGGTGGCGTTGGTGAAACACATGAAAAAGAAGATGGAATAGAAAAGAAAAGGACATCATCAAATATAAGCCTTGGTGTATTTGCAAGATGTTATTTCTTGAATATTGGACAACACATGAAAGTATTCTCACAATTAGACGCTACTAATACCAATCAATCAAATGATGACGCAACATTTTCAACTGGCCTTGGTTTAGGTGGTAATTATTTTGTATCACAAAAGTTAGCACTTACAGCGGGTCTTGCCAATTTGATTAACTATTCTGATAACGGAAAGACATCTTCATTTTCAGCTGGATTTACAGGGGTAAACAACCCATTGTCAATGGCTAAATTTGGTGTCTTATATAGATTCTAAAATACATAAATTCTTTGATAAAGATTCGTTACTGCAACCAAAAACGTTAATATAACGGCCCTAAGGTAGTGTCTTTCGGTAACGGCGAACTTCGAGGCTCGTTAGTGGCTCAGCCACGGTAGGCATAGCAATATGTTGAAAGCGTTCCGAGCCCAGTGACTTGTATGTGGTCTGGTTCAACGAGGATAGACTCTCGGACCTAAAAAACAAGTTAAACGGCGGCCATACCCATGATGATGTTGTCTGCATATAAACGGGAACAAAAAAAATGAATCTGTTCAAATTTTATGGGCTGTCCATGGCCCACGTTATCCCCAAATAACGTTTGTAGATACATCTACATGGAGTTTTAGATTGGACTAGCCATCCAGTTAGTAGCATAAGACCAAAAAACAGAGACCTCTGGTGTTGATTTAAATGGTCAACTAGGTAGTAGGGGGCCAATAAAGTCCCTACAAACGGACAGTTAGTAGAGCTGGTTACAACATCCCCCTGTCACGGGGAAGGTCACGGGTTCGAATCCCATACCGTCCGCATTTTTAGAGTGTAGCCCGTATCTTGGGATACCTAATCCCCGCTCTAAAGTAGAAGTTTTAAAATATGTAAGTTACTTTGGTTAGGACATACGGGAGGGTACGCACAGGTAAGCGTTTTGGGGTTTCGAAGCCCACGTTTTAAAATTTCGTTTTATGAAACCTGAAAAGAAAGATAAATGTGAATTATGTGGTTCAAAACATGATTATCTAAATTTTCATCATTTGATACCACGAACACTTCACAACAATAAATTTTTTTCAAAGCGTTATGATAAAGAATACATGAAACATCATGGTATTTGGATATGTAAATTTGAATGTCATAAACAAATACATAGATTCATAACAGAAAAAGAAATGGGATTAATATATAACACTCTTGAATCGCTGCTTCAACATCCAGAAGTAATGAAGTATGTTGAATGGCGCTCAAAAAGAGTTTAAAAAATTTGGTGTGGTAGCTCAGTTGGTAGAGCAGGGTGGTTGAAAGCCCTCGTGTCACTGGTTCGATTCCAGTCTTCACCACAGGTCGTCTTTTTATGTGTTCTGTACGAGAGGCTATGTGTCAGACGTAAAATGAGAACAATGTTGTGGTCGTATCTTTAGAATTGGAGCATCAATCTGTCCAATTTTCCTAACAAGGGAGTTTTGAAGGACATAAAAATAAAACTCAACTCATTAAGTAGGGACATAAAGGGTGATACCTAAACCCGTCCCGAATTGAAGAGATAGTGTAGTGGCAGCATAGTACCTCCAAAGGTTGAGATAACAGCTAATGGCACTCTTTATGGCAAAACAAGCACAGGTTCGATTCCTGTTCTCTTCACGATGCGCCAATACGCTTGGTCAGTGTATTAAAATTGTAGGATAACAGACCCGAACAATTAATGAGGCCTCTACTGGAAGGAAAGTCCGCAACTAAACCTGCTTAGCTTTTGAAACGTAAAGGCATTATACGAGAGTTGCAGGCGGTAATGCACTTATATTGGCATCGAAAGATGGGCGATTCTGGTCAGCAGGGTCATATAAGGTTAGTTCTGAGTCGTATGACCAGAGACAAGGAACAAAGTTGGTTCGACACCAACCTCTCGTACAAATTGGGGTTGTAGACAAATTAGTAAAGTCAGTGGCTTTCATGCCATGTTAAGCGCTTAACGTGCTGGTTCAACCCCAGCTCACCCCACAACTTAAGGTAAAATATTTTAAAATAAACCAAAATAAATTTGGTTGGTATTAAAATTCTATGTATATTTGCATTCGTAATTTTATTATTAACGAAAACATTTTTAAAAAATGGGTATTAAAAGTTTATTCTTCACAGATGCTGAGGAGAATAGTAATAAACCTGAAACGAAGGAACCCCAAAAGTTTCCGACAATTCAAGGTACACCAACAACATTTCCTACAACACCAGTAAGTCAAACACAATCTGTATTTGGTAATTCTGTTGACAACACAATTCTAAATAAGTTTATTGAAGCATACGAAAATTGTTTCAATGCTGCTAATCAAGATGGATATGATTTCTATGAATTTTTTCAAGCCATTGTGAATAGCGGTGCTATTGACAATCCACAGATGTACGTAATGGCCATGAACATGGGAATTGCAATGGATAAAACTTGCAATAAATCAAAATTACTTTCACAAGCTGATTATTATCTTGCAGAAATAAATAAAGTTTACAATCAGAATGTTACTTCAGGGACATCTAAAAAACAAGACCTTATCAGACAAAAAGATTCGGAAAATCATAATTTGAATTCCGAATTAAGCAATTTAAGGGAACAACTTCAAGCGATTCAAAATCAAATCTCAACTAAAGAAGCTCAGCTGTCCGCTATTGATAGCAAGTATCAACCATTAATTAATGAACTTGAACAAAAAATCGTAGCAAATGATGTTGCCAAAAACACCATTGTTACTAATATTAACAAAGTAAAAGACGGAATCAATAATAATATAAAATAAAATGCAAACACAATTTAAACCAACAACAACCGTTAATTCTTCACTGATGGAATTACCCATCATGAAGCACTTTAACCAAACTGATATTTCAAATAATATCAAGAATTTCAGAAAGGGTGAAAAAAATCTCTTCTGGTTTTTAAAACTTGCGGCAATCGGTGGGATTGGTTTTGGTATATGGAAGTATGTGCTTCCACCAGTATTCCAAGCTATTGGCCAGATGTTAGCAGTTGCAGCAACAGGTGTAATGATTGTTTTTCTTATCATGTTAGCACCAGTTATTTTTAAAGCTTTACGTGTTTTAACACGTTGGATTCACAAAGCTGTTATTCGTCAAGACCCATTTGGGGAGCTTGATAAGCAACGTGAAAAAATGGTCAACAACCAACAAATTTTTCGAATATCAAAAGGAAAAATTGACGGTCTTAAAAATGACATGCAGGTTGAAGCTAACAAATCGGAAAAAGAAGCCAACACACTTCAAACCAAAATTCTGACATTACAGGGTAAAGCCAGTGCACTAAAAGCCGATTTAGATAATATGGTTAAGAATGGTGGTGCTGAGGCACGAAACTCAGATGAGTATGTGCAAGGAAATGGCGAATTGGTAAAACTTCTTTCCGAAAGCGCTAGGATTAGCAATAAGTTAACCCAAGCCAAGGACTTTATTCAAAAATACGGTTCACGCGCTGCAATTATGAAAAAGTTTAGCCAAAAACTGGTAATGGTTGAGGTTAGCATGGATATTAAAATTGCTGATTTTGATGCAACAGTAGAAATGTTGAAGAAGGATTATGAATTCGGACAAAAATCACGTCAAGCAACAGATGCCGCGAAATCAGCTATGTTATTTACAAAGGGCTGGGAATTGGATTATGCTCTAGATGTAGTAACAAGTACAATTGCTTCCGATATCGCATTAACCGCTGGTAATCTTAGGGATATTGATACACTTACATCTCAGTATACTTTGGATAGTGATGAACTGTATTCTAATCTTAACCTATTAGCTGACAATATAAAGGTTGGTAGTGATGTTATACCTTCAGCAAAAACATATAATAACCCAGAATATAAGCTTACTGAAAATGACAAAATCAAAAGCGGTGGATTTGGTGACTTATTCTAATTAAGTTTGGTGTGATGAAATACTCACACCAAATTTCAAGATTAAATAAATGTTAACAACGTAACAAAATTTTGTCGATATCAAAAAGGTTAATATCTTTACATCGTCAATTAAATTTAACTTAAACAATAAAAAAACAAATAAAATGGGAAAAATTCTCAGAGTACAAAAATTTACAACTTTTTTTGAAGCTTGTATCGTAGCAGTTGGTATAGTAATCATCCTAGGATTGGTTTATTATTTTGCGCCAGGTCTTAGAACAGGTGGTTCAAAAACACTTGAAGCTATCACTGTAGCAAGTGATAAAATTGATAACAAGGCACAAGGTGCTGAGTTACCGTTACCTTCAAAAGAAGTATCGAGCAAAGTAAAAACACAACCATTAGCACGTATAGCAGAATATGCTTGGAATCCTAACTCTGGTATGATTGTAGGTAATGGTGGACCTCGCACAACTGAAGGTTCCATTATGGAAGGTCTTGGTGTAAACTTGGAAATTGTTCGTCAAGACCAAGTTGGTGAACTTCGTAATATGATGCTTAAATTCATTGAAGAATATGATGGTGGAAATGCAAATCCTTCATCAGAAAAATCAGCATTTGCTGTAAGTATTATGGGTGATGGTGTTCCATACTTCATTACAACCACACAACAAGCTGTTGACCAAAAATTTGGTAAGGGTAAATATCATATACAAAATATTGGTGCGATTGGACTGTCCGATGGTGAAGATAAACTTATTGGCCCTAAAATTTGGAAGGATAATCCTAAATCAATGGAAGGTGCTGTTATTTCATCTGTAATTGGTGATGGTGATTGGGTTGTTGCGATTAACTATGCTTTCGCTAATAAACTTAGGGTTAATACAGACGTAACTACCTACGATGCACAAGCGGTTAATTTTGTTCCTTCTAAAGATGATGATTACATTAATTCAGTAAAAGAACTTATTGCTTCAGAAAAGACTGGTTATACCATACCACTTAAAGAAGTTGTAAATGGTAAGTTAACAGGTAAAATAGTAAATAAACGTATTAACGGTGCTACAACATGGACGCCAGGTGATAAAATTGCTTTTGATGCTCTAACTGGTTATACCGATGTTGTATCAACCAAAGAGTTCAACAATCAAATGGCAACATCAATTGTTGTTGTTAAAGAATGGGCGCTTAGGAATGACAAGCTTGTTAGTAACATACTTAAAGGTTCATATATTGCGGCTAATCAAATCAAACAATACGATGATTGGGCTCTTAAAGCTGCTGAAGCTGTATCTAAAACCTATAACTTTGAAACACCAAAATATTGGTACGATTTGTTCAAAGGTCAAACAGGTTCAAAAGATGGTCTTGATTATAATATTGGTGGGTCAAAAGTTTTCAACTATGCTGATGCTTTACAATACTTCGGTATTACCGATGGTACCAATAGGTATAAATCAGTTTATAATCAAATCTCAAATTATTTAGTTCAATTAAATCCTGCCGATTTTAATTCAGTATGTAAAGATGGTGTTGTTTCTTATGAAGATGCTGTTAATCTTTATTTCTTGAAAAACATTGATGGTATTGATGCTGGTAAAACTGAAAAGCATGACTATACGGCAACAAAAACTGAAGTTATGGCTAATGGTGAATGGAATATTAATTTCGCAACTGGTAGCAATGTAATTCAAGAAAGTTCATCTGGAGATTTGGAAACAATCTATAATCTTTTAGTTCAAGCTGAAAATACTAAACTTAAAGTAATTGGTCACACAGACAATACTGGTAATTCAGCTTCTAATATGACACTTTCCAAAAGCCGTGCTAACTCAGTGGTTACATACTTAACAGGACGCGGTATCGATAATACTCGTTTCCAAGTTATCGATGGTAAAGGTGATAGTGAACCTATTGCAGATAACGCTACTATTCAAGGTAAGGCCCGTAACAGGCGTGTGCAGATAACCCTGTTAAAATAATTAACTAACAAAAAAAAGGGGGGCTTTTGGGTTCCCTTTTTTAAATCTATTTACAATGAAATCATTAACACCGTTTGAGAATGTATCCAAATTATATAAATTTATTATTATAGGGTGGTTAATTTTTTTGGTCGGTATGTGGTGTATAAGTCAATATACCACGAGTACACATTTGTTCCCAACACCATCACAAGTTTTTGCTGGGTTTATTGATTTATATAACAACGGTTTGATTGTACATATTTTCAGTTCTATCTGGCTTTGTACGCAATCTGTATTAATAGCTGTTGCTATTTCCCTAATCTTTTGTTATCTATCACCAATTCCAATGATTAAACCGATATCAAATTTTATTTCTAAGTTTAGATATCTACCATTAACAGGAATTTCGTTTTACATTTCAATTTTTGTTAGAGACGCAAGAGCCATTCAAATCTGGGTATTGGTTGTGTTTATGTCAACATTCTTAATTACATCATTACTTTCAATGATTAAAGATATTCCTGAAGAAGAATTTGACCATGCAAGGTCTTTGGGTTGTAATCGTTGGGAGATGCTCTGGGAAGTTGTAATCAAAGGCCGTTTAGATTACGTATTTGAATTGGTAAGACAAAACCTTGCGATTGTATGGATGATGTTGGTTACCGTAGAATCAATATTAGCAGCAGCTGGTGGTCTTGGATTCTTAATCAAAAACAATGATAAACTTGGTGACAGTGGAAAAGTTGTAGCACTCCAAATCATAATCGTTTTATTTGGATTATTATTGGATTTTGTAATAACAACGGCTAGGAAACTTACTTTCAGATATTCAAATTTTTAAAACATGGGATACAAATTAGGAGAAATAATATTTTGTTTGGATAATCTTACCATTGGGTATCCAGACCAACATGATTCGTCAAAAACCAATATCATCCTTAAAGATATTAGTTTGATTGAGAAAGATGTAATTACTGATAATAATGAACCAATGGGACAGACAATTGCTTTTTTGGGTCGTTCTGGTCGTGGTAAATCAACGCTTTTTAAGGTTCTTACTGGTTTACTTAAACCAACATCGGGAAGAGCATTAATAACAGATTTAAGGACGGTACAAACGGATGATGCTAAAGAGATAATCGAAGGAGACGTTGGTTTTGTTGACCAGAAATATACATTGTTTCGTCACAAGACCATATTTCAAATGTGCATGTATGCACTTAGAAAAACCAAAATGTCTAAAGCAGAAAAGACTGAATTAATTAATCGGTATTTAATTGAATGGGGTTTGAATGAACATAGAAATAAATATTCTTGTGAATTATCTGGTGGTCAACGTCAACGTACTGCTATTATTGAACAGCTGTTGACATCCAAACACTTTATGGTATTTGATGAGCCATTCTCTGGATTAGATGTTGGTAATATTGAAAAGGTTAAAGAGTCTTTTGACAAGATTTTAAAAACCAATACATTAAACACAATAATCTTTTCTACCCACGACATCCGTTTGGCTGTTGAACTGGCCGATAGTATATATATTATAGGTCACCCAGAAGGGATAACTGATTACAGTACCATATTAAAACATTACGACCTTAAACAAATGGGTTTAGCTTGGACACCATATGGTGATGGACATAGAGCCGTTGTTTCGGATATCAAAAATCTTCTTATAAATTCATAATAATACGTAGCGATAGATTAACTAAATTATTTGAAGCAATATTAGGCTAAGGTATAAACAAACAATAAAAAAGTAACGGCACTGGAACATTTCTTTTGAGAAAGAAGCATATTCTAATGAGAAAAACTTGTATTATTTAAAAAAAAGGCGTATATTTGCATTCTTAGGATATTTATAATAATAATAACATCATAAAAAAAAAGAACATGAAAAAAGCCATTTTTGCGATTTGCCTAGTTGGTACAATGACAGCCTGTAATGATTCGGCAACACAAAATGACAGTGTAACTGACAGTACGACACAATTTAATGCTGACACTACAACTGGTATTAAAGTTGATAGCGTCAATGTTGACACTATTAAAAGTATTAACTAAGTGTATATAAGGGGTTTCAACACCCCTTCTTATACCAAATAAGAACGGTATCAAATGTTATTCTTATCGTTGTAATTAAACCCAAAAGTATGGAAAGTGATGAACGAAGCGACACGAAAAAACCTAGGAACAATGTGTCTAGTTATAGCAAGTTTTCTAAACCCATTTGGGTACGACCTTCTTGTCTACAAATTGACACAATTAACGAAAGACTATTGGACTACAATGCATATATTATATGTTTCTGCGGCCCTATTCTTTATTTTATTCTTTCTTTTATATAAGATAAATCCTATTAATGAATTTGCATATAGAGCAAAGAAAATAACCAAAAACATAAAAATTAAACGAAAATGAAAAGTTTTGATGAATTATTTAACGATTTTTTTGATGACCAATCAAAAAAAGACAAAGGTAGTAATCCAATTCATGAGGAAATAAAAAAACTCATGGAAACTCTTTCTAGTTTTAAAAAATCTGAAAGTTTAGATGCAGAAGAAATGATTGCCAATAAATTGGGTATTAATCTTGATGAACCAACAAATACAGAAGAAATTATTGAGGAAGGAATGAGATTTACCAAATTAACATGGGATACCCCAAATGGCAGGTTTGTAAAAATTGTTGTTACTGATGTGCTTAGTGATGATATTAACAATAAACAAAGTGAAGGTTCTAAATCAAAGACACTCGATGAGCAACTTCAAGTCGCACTTGATAATGAAGATTATGAACTTGCAATTAAATTACGTGATAAAATTAATTCATTAAAAGAGTTGGTTTCTGAAAATAATAAAAAAAGTTTATAAAAAATTTGGAAGTTTGAAAAACACTTCGTATATTTGCATAAATCATTAACACATGAAGACAGTTTCTAAAAATGGTGAGTATCTAAGACTAAGTGAATCTGAAGCAGATTCAAAAGTAAAATCTGGTTGGAAATATACACCAAAATCAGAATGGAAACAAAACCAGAGAGACATCAATAAAAAACAAAAACCCGAAGCTGAAAAAGCTGAAAAAGCTGAAAAAGCTGAAAAAAAAGAAAAAACAAAGGAAAAGAAAAAAAGTTCATAAAAAATTTGACATTTCAAAAAACTTTTGTATATTTGCATATATTTATTAACAACACAGGAATAATCAAATGAAAACGTATACCACATATCAACCGAAACAAAAACCACAAGGGGGCACACCTCTTAATGGACTGGGTATGTTATACTTTGACGATTTCTAAGATAATATGATTAATCAGAAATAACCAACAACGACCCCAGTTCATAATTTGACTGGGGTTTTTTATTTCTAGTTGTGGCCGATTGAAGAGGCACTTGGTTTGGGACCAAGACAAAGAGTGTTTGATTCACTTCAACTAGACTAGGCTAGACTGTTAGAATTTCATAGAATGACACGTAATCATGGAGCATAGAAATTCAATTATTGGGATGTAGGCCCGTAGTCAGGTAGCGGTCTCGGTTTGGAGCCGAGTGTCATCACGACCCCGCAGGTTCGATTCCTGTCGTCCCAACAATAATATGGTCCAAAATGACTATATAAGTAAAAATATGGAGTAACATTGATTAGTACCTAGGAAGTACAACTAATGAACACCAATGTGAAAGATAAATTGAAACTATAGTGAATGTAAGACGCTGACCTTGGGTGGTCGGAAATTCAGATGCAAGCGCTGGTATTATTACTTGACAGAGTGGTTGGTGCCGTAGACAACAAAATAAAGGAATGGCACAAATACTGCGACATGGTGTAACGGTAACATAGGGGTCTTTGAAGCCTTTGTTTCAGATTCGAATTCTGGTGTCGCAACAAATATTCTCTTGTGGTGTAGTGTAGCATTCCACCCTCTGAAGGTGCGAAGTATTGGTTCGAGTCCAGTCAAGAGAACAAAATAAATTGCCTCATAGTGTAACGGTCAAGCATTCCATGTTTTGAGCATGGCTAGGTCTAGGTTCGAATCCTAGTGGGGTAACAAAGTAAGGAAGTAAGTTAATCAAGATAACCCTATTGATTAAACGAAGAATAAGTCCTTATGATTAAATGGGTTAAATTGGGTGTAAGGTGGATATCGGTTTAGCCACCACGGTTCACAAAAATAAAAGCGATGGTTCTATGAACTTTCGCCTTTCCTTAGATATTTATTATTATGGAAAGGAAAAGTATAGTCTATAGATTCGCTCCCACTGACTTTAAAGACATCGTGGAGTCAAGCACCAGCATCAATGAAATACTATTAAAGCTGGGTTGTAAAAACTTAAGTGGGTCAATGCACAAGAAGGTTAAGGAACGCATTGAGAGTGATGGGTTATCGACCACGCAACTTATAAGGGTGGGGAAGTCAAAGAATGGTGTTGTTAAGATTCCGTTGGAGGACATACTCGTTGAAAATTCAACTTACTTAAATCGCCAGAGATTAAAGATAAGGTTAGTAAATGAGAATGTATTAAAGTATGAATGTAAGGGTGACAATTGTACAATACAGAATTCATGGAATGGCAAACCATTGGTCTTACAGTTAGACCATGTGAATGGTGTCTCTAATGATAATCGGTTGGAAAACTTAAGATTTTTGTGCCCAAATTGTCATAGTCAAACACTAACGTATAGTGGTCGAAATATGGGTCAATAAAATAAAAAAATTAATTTGGGGAGACAAATAAAACCGCAGCCTGTCAGAGGTGGGGGTTCAACTCCCTCTACACCCACTGCGAGTATGTAGTTTTTGGTTTCGTTACTGGAAAAGTCCTTAGAAAAAAAACGAACATTGAAGCGTCAGTAGCAAAGCGGCAAAGTCGGGGAGCTGTAAATTTTTTTACACTTTTTCGAATTCTTTGATATTTATTATTAAAGAAAAAGATATGAAATTTAAAAAATGTAAAAATTGTGATGTTGACTTTGAATTGACAAGAGCGAAACGAGCCAATGTTTTTTGTTCACAAAGCTGTGCGAACAGTTTTACAAATAAACAAAGGCAACCAATGTCGGATGAAATTAAGAAAAAAATATCCGATGGGTTGAAAAAAACAAAGGATATGCGAATTTTAGCAATTGCTAAAGTTACAAAAAACAAACATAAGGGAGATATAAGTTCGATATTAGAAGTTAGTTCAAGAACTTGTAGTAAAATATTAAAACGGTTGAACTTAGGTTGTTGTGTTTGCGAATGGAAAGAGGATGTGTGTGATATTCATCATATACATGGTAGAAAGATTGAAAATGCTGATTCGCATGATAATTTGACATATTTATGTCCTAATCATCATAGATTAGCACATAAGGGAAAAATACCAAATGAAAGTTTAATACCATTGAGTATATATTTTCCTAAAGATTGGAAAGAACTTTATTATGGTTAATAAGCGTTAGTCGTATAGCGGCAATTACACCTGACTGTAAATCAGGTCCCTCACGGGTTCACAGGTTCGAGTCCTGTCTGGCGCACAAGTACCAATAGAAGATTGAGTTCAGCAATTTAAACTCTACTTTTAATGGAAAAACAAATCAATCTGTTTGGTACAAATGCAGAAGTCGTATAACGGCTCATTATAGCTGGCTTCCAACCAGCGGACGAGGGTTCGACTCCCTTCTTCTGCTCCAAGCTGTTAACTAGTCAGCTCAAGAAATAAAAAGCTAGCGTTGGAGAACGTTAAACTCAAATGCCTTCTTCCCATAGCGGCGATTGGGCCAACCTTGTAAGTTGGAATATAAACACCGTCGGTTCGAGTCCGACAGAAGGCTCACTTGACTTTTTTGTACCTAACGCATATTTATTATGAAAGATAGATATGCCTAGAAAACAAAAAAGTATTCATTACCTGTATAAAACAACATGTCTCATTACAGGTAGATACTATATCGGAATGCACAGTACTAGTAACCTAGAAGATGGTTATATGGGAAGTGGAAAAAGATTACGATATAGTATAAGAAAATATGGTATAGAAAACCATATTAAAGAGATATTAGAGTTCTTTGATTCGAGAGAATTATTGATTGAAGCTGAAAAGAAAGTTGTTAGTTCTGATTTGATTAAGGATGAAATGTGTTTGAATTTAGTAGAAGGCGGTACTGGTGGATATGGCGCTAAGTTTTTAACCAAGGAACAATTATCAAAAGGTGGAAAAATTGCTGGCAAAATAATAAGTGAAAGAATTAAAACCAATTTTGAATATCGTAATCAACATAAGTCGAATTATCTGAAAATGGTTAATGAATCTAAACAATTAGGGAAATATAAAACTAATAGATTTAGAAAAGAAAAACATAGTGAAGAGACAAAAAAATTGATGAGAGAACAGCGTAGAGGCCAAGGAAATGGTGAATCTAATTCTCAATACGGTACAATGTGGATAACAAATGGTACCGAGAATCGAAAGATAAAGAAAGAAGATATTATACCAGAAGGATGGTATAAAGGAAGAAAATAAAATATGGGGGTGTTGAAATGGTAGAAAATATTCTGACAAGAATGTTTACAGCAAATTAAACACAACAATCAACAAACTGTAAATTTGAATTAACGTAGGTGCAACTCCTATCACCCCCAGACAATCATGTTAATCTACTTGCACGTAGTGATTGTTGCACATCGAGAGATGACTAAATGATTAACAAACGTTCTTTGATAATATTATTTATTATGTCCAAATACTTTTGTGAAGATTTTTCTTTAAAATATTTTTGGTCACTAGTATCTATAATACATAAATCAATTGTATTTTCAATACAAGCTTTGTATTTATTTTGGTCTTTAGATTGAATTTTATTTAATTTATCTAATCCAAATATTGGTTCGTAATGAAATGGCCCATTGAGTTCAAAAGCAATGTTAAGTTTTGGTATAAAAATATCTAATTCAGCATTAATAGCATTTGATTTATTATAGTCAATTTGGATATTCGGGTATAGTTGACTAAGCTGGGCTTCAAGATAAATTTCAAGTTTAGAACGTCTTGAACCTTTAGTACGATGATTAGAATTATATAATCCAGCACATGTAAGTGAACAAAAATGATTAGTCGATTTCTTTAATTCACCATTTGATTTTAGGAATTCAATTTTACAATTCTTACATTCAAGTTTAACTTTTTTTGTTAAGCTCAAATGATGACATGCTTGGGAACAGAATTTAATTGGGTGGCTGGGGTGACCTTTTAAATGACATGTGATTTCTTTTTTTACTTTATAAAATGGAGAATTACAATGGTAACATTGACAAGCTAATTTATCAGTGGATTTAGCATTATCAAATTGTTCTTGAGTATAAAGTGGAATCATAAATAATATTATTAATATAAATATCGGGGAAAGTAGGAAAAGTCAAATTAAACTCCTACCACCCCCACAACAAGGTTATGAACTAGAGGTAGTATTCATAGAGCATTTGTCGGGGTACCGCGTGTAACTAGTTTCTTGGGTTCAATTCCCACATAACCACAAAAAGAAACATGATGAAAAAGATTTTTAAAATAAAACGTAAACAATAAGGCTTCTCACCAGAGATATTGGGGGAAGTCATGTAACAACCTCCTGTAGCAAACTGGTGTAGGCAACGCTCTTTTAAAGCGTGGGGAAGAGTTCGAATCTCTTCGGGAGGACTAAAAATAAGATTAATTTTTGACCTCGTAGGTTAGCGGTTGAGACCGACAGCCTTTTAAGCTGTAGATGAAAGTCCATCGTGGGTTCGAATCCCACCGAGGTCACCAAAATAAAAACAAATGGAACAGTTATTGGTGAATCACTTTAGTGATAGATATCGTAGAATTTGGGTTCAGTACAGCAAGTTTTCAACTTGTATTACGTTGTTTCCAATTGATAGACAACAGTCATATGAATTTGTAACAGCACCAAGGAAGATTCAAGTATTTGATGAACTTGTTCAATTGATTAACGATAAGGATGTATAATCCTTATTTATTTCGGCTCTTAGCAAAACTTGGTATTGCCACAGCCTCTTAAGCTGTAAAAAGGTTTGGGTTCGATTCCCACAGGGCCGACAAAAAAATATTTGATATTTAAAAAAGATTTCGTATCTTTGTAATATGGAAAAATATTAAAATATAGTAAGGAATTGATAAATCATCGCTAGATTTAGTTCTAGAGGAAGTTCACGACTGCAAAACATAATTTGGGAGACTCTTAAAGGTCGTTATTACCAAAGAGGCAGCAACACATACAGACTTAGAGTGATTGTTTCTCGATGATAGTCGGGTTAGTGGCACCCTGTCAAAGGGATGGGTACTAGTACTCATAGATAAATGATGATTCATAAATAATTTAGGTTATTTTAAACAGAATCGTGGCTATTTCAGTTCTTTACTATATTTATTTATATGGGTACAAAAAAGTGTAAAAAATGTAATTTAGATAAATCGATTGAAGAATTCTATCATCATAGAGCAGTATGTAAATCCTGTTGTTCAACTCAGAGAAAAGTTTACAGAAAAAATAATTTAGTTAAACTAAGTGAAAAAAGTAAGAAGTGGTATTATAAGACTAAAGAAAGTAGAAGAGAACATAAAGCGAAGTATTATCGTGAAAGAAGAAAGATAGATTTATTATTTGCGTTGAAATCTAGTCTTACTCGGTTGATTAGAACATCTATTAATAGAAACGGTTTTACTAAGAAAAGCAAGACAATTGAAATCCTTGGATGTACGTATCAAGAGTTTAAAGAGTATCTAGAGTCTAAGTTTGAACAATGGATGACATGGGAAAATAAAGGATTATATAATGGAGAATTAGAGTATGGATGGGACATTGACCATATTGTTCCGTTATCCTCAGCCAAGACTGAAGATGAAGTAATTAGATTGAATCATTATACCAATCTTCAACCTTTGTGTAGTAAGGTAAATCGTGATATTAAACGAGGTAAATAAAGATTACAGACAGGAAGAAGGCTTACACGACTAGCGTTAAGTTGTAAGTTCATAAGCTCAATCTTGTATATTTATATTATCCAGAGTTGAAAGGGAATCCACGGTGGGGACACCGCCCCTCTGGTCCATGCGGATGTAGCTCAATTGGTAGAGCACCACCTTGCCTGTGTGAATAGAACATTCACACATCAAGGTGGAGGCTGTGGGTTCGAGCCCCATCATCCGCTCAATGAGTTGTGAAAAACATAAAAGAGTTATTGAGAAATATGACGGTAGTCTTCAACAGTTAGCAACTGATATTGGAGACCTACATTATGAAGCCCTTTCATTGCTGCTTCAAGAGTTTACTATTAAACTTAATGCTGATGGGAATAAAGACCTTGATGGTGGAAGAAAAAAGCTAGCTATGACCTTATATAGAGCTGCTGAAGCAATTGAAGAGGCAGAAAAACACATCTCAGAGGCTTGGAAAATATCTAAGCCGTTTATGACATAAGCAACCATGGTTTAGTTGGTTAGAATCCATCTGTGGTATAGATGGGACCCCAGTTCGATGCTGGGTGGTTGCTCATTTTGGCCGTTTCTGTACCTAGCGCATATTTATATAGAAATGTATAGATATGCCAAGGAAAGAAAAGAAGTTTCACTTCATCTACAAAACAACCAACCTACTAAGTGGTAAGTATTATATTGGAATGCACAGTACAGATAACCTAGAAGATGGTTATATGGGTTCTGGAAAACGATTAAAGTATAGTATTAGAAAGTATGGTAAAAAAAATCATAAAAGAGAAATTATTGAATTTTTAGAAAGTAGGGAAGAACTTAAAGAAAGAGAAAAAGAAATCGTTTGTTTAGATGAGATAGCTAAAAACGAGTGCATGAATTTAAAAGTTGGTGGCGAAGGTGGGTTAGGATTTGTTAGTTTATCAGCTTGCACTAAAGGCGGTCAAATTACTGGTAATTTAATTAAAGAAAGAATTGAAAATGACTTTGAATTTAGAGAAAAGACATTAAAAATTTTACGTGAAAATGTAAAAAATATTTGGAAAAATCCAGAAAAAGCCGAAAAGATGTTAATTAATTTAGAACTTGGTAGAGGAAAGCACACCGAGGAATACAAGAAGAAGTTAAGTTCTATTAAAAAAGGGACAGGTATTGGTTCATCAAATTCTCAATTTGGCACTTGTTGGGTAACCAGAGATGATGAAAACAAGAAAATTAAAAAGGAAGAATTAAATCATTATCTTTTATCTGGATGGGTAAAGGGTAGAAAGATATAAAACAAAATTGGTGATTTATTGGTATTATAAATTATATTATTCATCGATTAGTATTATAGGTTGCTCCTTGGATTTTTTGTACCTATCCTTCTCTAATTTTGTGATATTTATAATAAAATATAAATTATGAATATCCTTACAAAAACAGAATTAAATACACTTCTTAGTTCTGGAAGAATAGAGTTAAGCGCTGGTACATATTGCTTTCCAATAGATTTTTCATATGATTTTGGTTCCTTAGACGTTTATATTCAAGGGGTTGCTGGAAAAACAGTCATTACTACATATGATGGTACAGCAGCAACCGATTTTTCCCCTAAAGAGATTGATACAACTCAACCAGACAATAATTTAGATGGTTTATATGTGGTAGGAAAACATCCAGTTACATCATATGGTGGTGGATTAGCGCATCTTAATTTAAAGGGTGTATATAATACAAATGGTGAGAATGTCTTTTATGTACAAGGAACAGTTTTAAAGAAAAGCAATGGTATTTGGAGTCGACATTATACAGGTGCTGGGTTTATTACTCAGGGGAATTTAATAGTTAAAGATGTAATATTTGACAATTGTCAGTTTTATATACTTAGCCCATTTAGTCTAATGGGAAAGTTAACCACATCGGAGAACTTTGAAGTTGATAATTGTAAATTCAATAATGTTGCAAGGGTAATTTCTTCGATTACTTATGGTGGTATTGACCAGAAACCAAACTGGTACAACACTCTTCAATACTATTCAGCCGTTGGTCAACTTAGATTCAAGAACTTCAAAATGACCAATAATGAATTCTCAAAAATCCATTCATTCATTGTTGGTGGTTTTCCACCTTCAGAGATAACAACTATAACCAATAACGCCATTCGGGATTGCAACACTATCTTACATTGTTTTAACTTATTTATCAAGTGCTATGGTAATGATGATTATTTTAGAGATAGAATAAGTCAAAATATTTCTAATAACTTCTTTATAAATATTAAACCAATAGCTAACAACTGGACCACATCTTTGATACGCACATCTGGTATGGCTACAATAAATGCTAATCAATTTATAGATTGTAGTCAACAAATTTGTTTCTTATCGGGTGGGCAATCCATATTTAGCAACAATATGGTTTCAAAATGGGTAGACGGCGTTGAACTTCAAAGTCCAGTTATCTTAGTTAAAACTGGTCCATCAACGAATTTAATAACTGGTAATAATATTGTCGCCCCTATGTCAACCATTGTGGCCTTAGAAGGTACTTCTAATACAATTATAACAGGTAATAACATTATTGGATTGACAAGATATAGAACAGTTTCATCTACAACTCTTGGTGTGTCAAAAGATAGGGTTTATTACGTTACTGATTTGGCTAAGTTTAAAGAATTAGCTATTAATTACGACAATACAGTTATAAATAATTGCCATGTGTTTTATAATAAAACAACACAAAAATGGTCGAAGACAGTAATCAATAATATTGGATTTTTATTTTCTAAGGCTGATGGTGCTATTGGTACTCAATACTTGAAAGTATCCAATAATGTACTCGAAGTTGAGGGGTTGACTAATGTAAGTAGTAGAGTAGGAAGTAATTTTAAATCAATTTTGATAAACGATAATGATATTACAGGGTCAATTTATTTACATTTAGGGTTAACACCTATTGACGATTACGTATTTACGAATAATTATCTGAAGACCCCTTTAACGCATTCTGGTACCCAAGTACGTAACATATATAACGAAAACAATAAAGTAGCGAAATAAAATGATTAGGAAATTATTAAGGGAAGCGATAGATAAATTAATAAATGAAATTGATTGGTCGGAAGACTTTGCAGACGTACAGAAAGAATGTATATCACCTGAGGACTTAAAAGAATATTTGGATAAGGTTATCTCAAATGCCGAAAAGGATTATGGTGAAAGAGAAAAGTTCTCACCCAAGATGCCATATATTCATTCAAAATCAAAGTTATTTAAGGGTGGTAAATTAGATATTGATGATTTCGCTAAAAGAATAACGGAGAAACCCAACACATTAATCAATACCAATGAAAAAATGTTGAAGAGTGGTTTACCTAATGAATTCTTTTATAAAACTGGTGTTCCAGCTTTCAGAGGAATCGCATACGATATAAATAAAAATAAATTTTTCGTTATCAATACCTGCCCAGGTGCTGGTGCTTGTAGAGTAATTTGTTATGCATTAAAAGGTAGATACATACAATATCCTGTTTCTTATGATTTAATGACACGCCGTTTGAATTATTTATTAAATTATCCAAATGAATATGAAAATCAATTATATCTAGAACTTAAACAAATTTGTGTAAAACATAAAGCTTATAAAGGAAATGAACCTAAGGTTATTTTAAGGTGGAACGATTCTGGTGATTTCTTCACCAAGAGATATGTTTCCATTGCCGAGAGGATTATTAAGAAGCTTCAAGACGAAGGATTTAACCTTATTGATGATGCTTATACTAAAATGGCTGATGTTGCTAAATCATCAAAAATTGGGTCTGTCGCATTTTCTCTTGGTGGTTCAAATAAAGAACGTTCAAAAATCGATACGGAAAAACAGAAAATCTCTGCTTGGGTACCAACAGAATTATTTAAAGGTTTGGACTTAGCGAAAATATCTGACAAAGAAATTCTAAAGAAGAAAGTTGCTGAGTACTTTAATTTACCATTGAAGAATATTATTACATACACCGAATTATTAAGAACACCTGAAAAACCAAACATAATGAAATGGCATGTTTTGGTTACCCCAAATGATGGTGATGATGCGGCGGCTAGAAAAGATGTTAAAACAATTTTATTAACACAACACTAAAAATTTGCATTATTTGATAATTTTTAGTATATTTGTGTATGAAAAATTCAATCCTTATCGATTTAGATACTGATAGAGAAAGACCAATACTTTTCAGTAAACCCCCAGACATAATTCTTCCAGACAACAAAGAAGACGCAGCTAAAATGGTTGCAATTGATATTGCAACATTATCCTATGCAATTAAAATGCTCATCGGCATGATAAATGATAATCCAACTAAAATCTCTTTAGTTAATGGTGTTACCAAAACAATTAACGAGAGTCTTACAGAAACAATTTTAAATGAACCTGAAAAAAACACTGAGGAAAGCTCTTCTGAAGAAACAGAAGAGAGTATATGATTATGGTTGTGTAATGGTCGGCTTAGACATTGACAACCAAGAATGGAATCAAATTCAAGATGCTATCGATGAAGATGATATATACTTTGGTGATGGTGAAAATGGTGGTTATGGTAGAGAGTTAGACCCACATGTTACAATTTTATAATTTTTTATTCTTTAATTCTAATAAAATTACAATTTAATATTTCTATAATTTGTTTTTGTCTCGTTATATCCTTTTCTCTTAACAACTCATTTTCATCAAAGTGGTGTTTTTCATCAAATTCATAAATCGAATCATATCACTTAAAAATGCTGATTTAGACCATGTAATCCCATATTCATTAGGTGGTGATAGTACGAACTCTAACATACAATTAACTCACTATAATTGTAATCGTGCGGCTGGTAATCGAACAGATGAAGATAATGAAGACGATGAGGATGACGAATAAACAAAAAATACAAAATAAAATGAAAACATTTGATAGGGTATGGAAAAATATAAAAAAACAAATAGGTTAATGAACACACATTCATTTACTGTATTTCCTCAGGATTTAAACTATACCAATACTTTATTTGGTGGGGTGCTTATGAGTAATATGGATTTGGCTGGTGTAAAGGTTGTCAGAAGAGCATTATATGGAACTGGTGCTGATGGATGTGTAACCGCATCTGTTGATAGAATTGATTTTCATAAACCAGCTTTTTTGGGGGACCTAATTGTAATGTCTTCTGAAATTAAATCACTGGGTAAATCATCGGTTCAAGTACGGATAAGTGTAAATCGTGAAAGTATGATTGGTGAAATTGAAGAAATCTGTGCTGCTAATTTTACATTTGTGGCAATGAAAGACAGAAAACCATTCCAACATGGATTAACTTTTGAAAAATTAACGGGTGAATAATTTGTATAATTCACTTTTTCTTCGTATATTTGATTCCAAATAAAAGAAAATTATGAATCTAATTAATTCAATATCAGAGGATTTAAAGACAGCAATGAAAGAAAAGAATACCGTAAAATTGGGTATACTAAGAGTTTTAAAAGCAGAAATTCAGCGTTCCGAGCAAGGGGCCAACGGTAAAGTTCAATTATCAGATGCTGATGTTATTAAGCTTGTTAAAAAGTTAATTGAAAGTATTAAAGAAACTACTAATAATCAGGATGAAATCACTGTTTTAGACGTATACTTACCTAAGCAGCTTTCAGAAGTTGAAATGCGTGAAATAATGTCATTATTAAGTATAAAAGATATGGGCGCAATTATGAAGCATTTTAAAGCTAATTATGACGGCCAATATGACGGTAAGATTTTGAGTTCGATTGTTAAAGAAAGCTTATGTTAAATTTAGTTGAAATATTCACCATCATTTTTACTCACTTTATCGGTGACTTTATTTTTCAAACAGATTGGCAAGCAAAGAATAAGAGTAAAAGTAATTTTGCCTTAACTAGTCACATAAAAACATATTCTTTATTTTGGTTATTACCGATAGGTATTTTACTTTATATTGGCCCATTTAATTTATATGGCACAATATTCTTTAGTTTAATATTCGCATTGGTGACATTTATTTGTCACTGGATAACAGATTATTATACCAGCAGATTAAATTCAAAGCTCTGGGCTAAAGGTGATGTTCATAATTTTTTTGTTAGCGTTGGGTGGGACCAATGTATGCATTATATCCAATTATT